ATTAAAAGGATTAAATAGATACTACGAAGAAAAGTACAATAGAACAACTCTAAAGTATACGTTCTCAAATGGAAGTTATATAGAATTCTTTTCTACAGACCAGCCAGATAAATTAAGAGGATCTAGAAGAACAGACTTATTTATTAACGAGTGCAATAATGTCAGCTTTGAAGCTTATCAGCAATTATCTATAAGAACATCTGGAGATATTTGGTTGGATTATAACCCAACTAATTTATTTTGGGTAGATAAAGAACTAATCAACACGGAAGACACAAACTTCATTACGTTAACTTACAAGGACAATAATGAACTTCCTGATAGTATTATTAAGGAAATAGAGAAAGCTCGTCTAAAGGCTTCTAAAAGCTCTTATTGGGCTAATTGGTGGAGAGTATATGGTTTAGGTGAGATAGGAACATTAGAAGGAGCTTGTATTCCAGACTGGAAACAAATAGAAGTAATACCACCAAATGCTAGGTTATTATGTCATGGGTTGGATTTCGGATACAGCATAGATGAAGCAGGATTAGTAGCATTATACAAACTAGATGACGCATATATATTTGATGAAGTACTCTATAGAAAAGGAATGTTAAACTCACATATAAGTCAATATTTAAAAAACAATAATATACTTGGAGCTCTTTGGGCAGATTCAGCTGAACCTAAATCAATAGCAGAATTAAATAGTTATGGTCATCAAGTATTCCCAGTTACAAAAGGAAGAGATAGTATTGTTTATGGAATAAACCTTATAAACCAAAATAATATATATGTTACCCAGAGAAGTAAAAACTTAATTAAAGAACTTCAAGGATATATCTGGATGAAAGATAAACAAGGCAATGTACTTCAAAAGCCTAATCCTATGTCTGGAGACCACGCAATAGATGCAGCTAGGTATGCATTAACTTCACAACTTCAAGATCCTAATAAAGGAGAATACCATATCTGGTAAATGTTAAAAAAATGTTAAAATTAATATATAATGTTGATTATTTGTTGAAAACATATAATTTAGCTTTATAAAATTACAGGTGCTGATAACCCAAGTAATGAGGCTAGTGAAAGGGCAGCACCTTTTTAGAAACAAAGAAATGAAAAAACTAGAATTTATTAAATGGACAATTATTACTTATACAGTAATTTTTATTATATTAGGAATTATAGGAACACTAACTTATTACTTACCGTAATGAAAGCAACAAAAAAAGAAATCAATATGTCTGTAGACATAGAACTACAGAAGATAATAATAAAGTACATTGTATGGGGATTACCTCAATTTACTTTCTGGATGATAATGTTAATACACTTTTTATTTTATGTCATTAGAGGAAGCTAGACAGAGACTTGTTTTAGTTCAGTACGAACTATTTCATCATGGAGACTTATCGCAAGGCTCATCAATAAGAATAACTAAAAAACTATTAAAAGTAATTGAAGAACTTGAAGAAGAAATCGCTAGAACTGAAAACGAACGAGCAATACGAGAAGGAGATGAAGATTTTCAAATGGTGTACTAAAAACGATATAAGAGTATATCGTGAACCAATTAGATCTGGTAAAAAGCCAGATGTGATAATTGTATTAGATTACAAAGGACAAATAAAAAAAGGCACACAAGTATTTAGTCAACACACAACAGAACTTACAAATAAAATAGCAGAAGTATATGAGTGGGCATATAATAATGCACAAGAAGCAATACAAAGACAATTAAATACCAAACGAGATAATATAGGTTAGTAATATTTTTCATGTTAGTTAGTTATGTTTGAGAGGATCAGAAATGGTCCTCTTTTTTTTATTATACAAAAAGCAACAAAAACTATTGTAATATTATGAAAGTTAAGATACAAGTACCAGAGTCTTTAAGAGAGATTAGTTTAGAACAATATCAGGCTTACAATAAAATAAATACAGAGCAAAATCAAAACTCTAATTTTTTATTGCACAAAACAATAGAGATATTCTGTAATCTTAATTTACAGAACGTTATTAAAGTAGAATATAATAGTGTGATTAAGGTAGCAAAAATGATTAATGACTTATTTAATCAAGATGTAAAACTTGTACCTACTTTTACTATGAATGGAGTTGGGTATGGATTTATTCCAGATTTAGATAAAATAACATTAGGAGAATATATTGATTTAGATAACACATTAAGTGACTGGAACAACATGCATAAAGCAATGGCAGTTTTATATAGACCAATTAAAGATACACTTAAAGAAAAATACATTATAGAAGACTATAAAGGAAGTGAAGGAGCAGAAAAATATAAACAAATGCCTTTAGATATTGTTATGGGTTCTATACTTTTTTTTTACAATTTAAAGAACGAATTATTGAAAACTACCCTGAAATATTTGAACAAGGAGGCACTGATGAAATTAACTATTCAGCAGAGGGAGGATTTGCTAGGAAGTGGGGATGGTATAACTCGTTATATAGACTGGCTGGAGGAGATGCAACCAAAATTGAATATGTCAGTGACTTAAATATACATACATCATTATTCTATTTAGCATATGAGCAAGATAAAGCAGAAGCAGAAAGAAAACTAATTAAACAAAAAACTATATGACAGGATTCTATAATATAACAAATAAGATAAAAGAAACACTAGAAGCAGAACCATTTGTAAATACTGTTTCATATGGAAGCTTTGATAATGTAGATTTAAACAAACAAACTATATTTCCTTTATCACATGTAATGGTTAATCAATGTACTATTAATGCAAAAGTCTTGACATTTAATATTTCTGTTATGTGTATGGATATAGTAGACATAAGCAAAGAAGCAACAACTGATTTGTTTGTAGGTAATGATAATGAGCAAGACGTATTAAACACACAACTAGGAGTTTTAGATAGATTAATATCGCTTTTACAAAGAGGTGATTTATATTCAGATAAATATCAAGTTCAAGCAGATGTAACTTGTGAGCCATTTGTAGATAGATTTGAAAACAAACTAGCTGGCTGGGTAGCAACATTTGACGTACAAATACAAAATGATATGACAATATGTTAGAGAAGGAGAATACAAGAAAAGCATTAGAAGCATTTAAAGATTATGTTATTTCACAGTCAAGAGCAAATCTTACTAGAGGTAATAAAAATGTATCTAAAGCTCTTTATAATTCTCTAAAAGGTATATTAGATGTAGGACCTAATTCTTTTAGCTTAAAGTTTATAATGGAAGATTATGGTAAATTTCAAGATGAAGGTGTTAAAGGAGTAACAAGTACATATCCAGAATCTACTAAAAGTCCATTTAAATTTGGAACAGGATCTGGTAAAAAAGGTGGGTTATCTGGAGGAATTAGAAATTGGGTTAAAGCAAGAAGATTTCAATTTAGAGATGCAAAAGGCAGATTTACTAGTTATGAATCTACAGCTTATGTAATTTCAAGAAGTATATGGAATAAAGGTATTAAAGCAAGCTTATTTTTTACTAAACCTTTTGAGAAAGGATTTAAAAGACTTCCAGAAGAACTTACAAAAGCTTATGGATTAGATATAGAAGAATTTTTAGAATATACAATTAAACAATAGAACATGGCAAATATATTATTGAGAAGTCCTTATTATGAATATCACACACAAGCTGGAGCATCATCTGCAAAGCTTGAATTATCTATTGAAGGTACATTAAGGTATACAATAATAAAAGACACACCAACACAAACAGTATTATTTGAGATAGCTGAACTTGCAAAAGATTATTTAGATATTACTTTCGCAGGAAGTTACCAAGCTCAAAAAATAAACATATCAGGAGTAATTACTTTTTATGATGGAGTTAATGCTACAGGATCACAAGTTGGATTAGAAGCAAACTTTACACATGTAGGATTTGATGGTTATTGGGATTACTATAACGTATCAGATACGAAAAACTTTTGTGAAACAGGTTCTTGTGTAATGCAAGATAACACTATAATGTATGTTCCACAAGGAACTGGAGGATTTATACCAGTATTATCATCAGGGACTATTGTATATAATGCATTTACAGGTAGCACAACAAGTGTAGCAGTAGGAGATCCAGCAACAACAATAAGAATTGAAAGAACAGATTGCTCTAAATATATGCCCATAAAAGTAACATTTGTAAATAGGTATGGAGCATTACAAGACATATACTTTGATAAAAAACACGTAGAAACAATAAGCACAGAAGTAAAAAAATATAAAAACAATAATCTATCAACTGTAGGAACATATTCAAAATATGCACATCAATATAAAACATTAATAAAAACAGGAAGAGAAAGAATGACTTTAAATACTGGTTATATAGATGAAGGAATGAATGAAGCTATAAAACAATTAATGTTTTCAGAGCAAGTATGGATGAAAATGGGAACTGAATATCACCCAATAGATGTGGTAACAAATTCATTAACATTAAAAACAAGCGTTAACGATAAGTTGGTTAATTATACAATAGACGTAGAGCATGCTCACGATCACATAGATAGAGTAAGGTAATGAAAGCAGTGCTGCAATTATATATTGAAGGAACAAGAGTAGATTTGTTTGAAGATGAATCTATTAATGTTGTTCAGTCAATTCAGAATGTTAAAGATATATCTAAAATATTTGTAGACTTTACAAGAACCTTTAATATTCCAGCTTCTAAAACAAACAATAAAATATTTCAGCATTATTATAATTATTCTATTGTAGATGGGTTTGATGCAAGATTAAAAAAAGATGCAACATTAGAACTAAACACAAGACCATTTAAAACAGGTAAAGTAAAACTAAATGGAGTTGATTTAGTAGATGGAGAACCAACAAGCTATAGAATAACATTTTTTGGCAATACAATTGACTTAAAAGACTTATTAGGTGATGATGATTTAAGCTCATTAGATTTAACTAGTTTTGATACAACATATAATGCAGCGACAGTACAGGACAGGTTAGAAGGAATAGGTAATCGTGTTACTTATTCTCATCCAGATAGAACAACAGATATTGTTTATCCTCTTGGGCTTATAGCACCATTAATATCACACACTACAAGACTTTATTATGACACTTCTGATACAGCAGACTATCCAGATGCTGATGGAGGTAACTTATATCCAAGTGGAACATCACATCAAGGTGTGTATTGGGAAGAGTTAAAATATGCAATAAAGATAGATGCTATAATTAGAGCAATAGAGGATAAATATGGTTTAACGTTTAG